CTGCCAGTTTAACTGCGTCACAAAACGATACAGTGACCTTTATAAATTCGGCATCGTCATCCTATGCTTGTAACGTGCAGCTTTTTGATACTGGTGAATGGACAAATACTGCCACCATTTCGGTACCCATTGGCGGCTCTGTAGTGAAGACTGTGAGCGCAACAGCAACAGGCAGTGATACTCTAAACCTTGTTCACTACCACGGTGGAACCGCAAGAAACAAAGCGTTTACAGTTACCTTTGCTGCTGCCGTTGACGACACTCTTGATTCAATTACTGGGCAGCTAGGCTCTGACGTAACAGGTTATGCTGCTTCTACAGTATGGTACTCAGGCTCTAACGTAGCGACAGTCTCAGGCATTAGCGGAACAACTGCTTCAGCTACACTATCTGGCACGATGTCTAACAAGCAGCTTCGCGTAAATGGCGGCTCTTGGGTAACTTCGGCAACCGTATCTAACGGCAACACTATTGAGGTGCAGGGTACAACTGGAGCAAGTGAAGGCACTGGCTACACTGTTATTCTTACCCTGACGGCTGGTAACGCAGTAAGCGATACGGTAACAGTAACTACTGCTGCCCCGCCTGCTGGTGGCACGAGTTTAATACCTTTTAACCATGCCACTGGTTCTTTGCCATTCTCTGATATTATCTCGTTCTTTGCAGGAGCTACCATTTCAGGTGTTTATACACCCCCGACTGATCTTGGTTCTTTCTACCGAGGTGGCACGACTGTTCCCAACATAACCGAAAATAATGCTATTCCTACAAGCGGAACTATAGCCTTTTCCAACTTCAGAAATGCATATACAAATATGTATTTTGTTGATACGCCAAACGCCAAAAGCGGGATACGAAATACAATACCAAGTGGCGGGCAGGTTGTGGTCGCGTGGTATGCCTTTGACACGCCTTGGGGTACGCCTGCTGATTGGCAGATGGGTTACTCGCCCTACATTAAGTGGGCTGCTGAGTATCAATATAGTTTAACAATAACTAGCTTCGTGGTGAATGCCGGAGGCTATACCGTATATCCAAGACTGACTACTGAAACCCCTACAACATGGACTGCTGCAAGTGGGTGGGGAACTGCTGGGCAGGTAGGCTTTGGTGTTGAGATGTACGTCAACCAGAACTCAGAAATATTCTGTCAAGGCTATGTCACCATGCAGGTTCGACATCCGCAAAATACAGGTTATACTTTGAGCGTCAACGTACCATTTGTATTGAATGCGTTTGGCCCATAACACTAACTAAGAGGAAATAAAAATGGCCGAGAAAAAAACACAGCCATCTGTAACAATCGATGACGTAGAGTATTTGGTAGATGACCTTACCGACAAGCAGAAGATGCTGGTCAATCATGTGGCTGACTTAGACCGCAAGATTGGCTCTACTCAATTCAACCTTGATCAACTTATGGGCGGCAAAGAGTTTTTCTTTTCCCTGCTGCGCGAAGAACTAAAGGTGGAGTAATGAAACTGGTCTTTGCGTTGATCGTCATGATTGACGGTACGGTTGACGCAGAGGCCACTAGTTACTGGCACGACTTAACAAGATGTCGATGGTTCGCTGAAGAACTGACGATTCAAGGGACGATACGAAGATACGAAACACCTGTACACGCTTATTGCAAGCCGGTATATGTAAACCCAGCGGAGGTAACTATTTATGATTGACCCGATTACCGCTGTGGCAATGGCTACAAGTGCTTTTAAGACTGTACAGAAAATGGTCTCGATGGGCAGAGAGATTGAAGATACTCTAGGCCAAGTTGGTAAGTGGTACGGCGCTGTCAGTGACTTCAACGAAGCTAAGAGACAAGCAGAGAATCCACCTATCTTTCGCAGGCTGGTAGCATCTAAGTCAGTCGAGCAAGAAGCGTTGGAGATGTACGCGCACGATAAGCGAATAAAGCAACAAGAGAAAGAGTTACGAGAATTACTAATGTACACCTACGGCCCTGACGCTTACAAAGAGTTATTAGGTATGCGTAGGAAAATACGAGATCAGCGGGAAAAGACTTTATACGCGCAAGAACGTAGGCGCAAAGCGTTTATTTGGAACGTGGCTGGCTTGGTGGCGGTAGTTATAATGTCTGCGGTTCTTTACAAATTAACTATTTTAATTGTTGGAGCATCAAATGTACCAGTATAACCACACGCGACCTACGCCACATTTGCTTTTTGATATTGCTAAAGGCAACGCATATAACGCAAGCCCAGTGAACATATTTGGCTTCAATCGAGAAGTAGCTACCGACTACGAAACTATCTGGAATGATGGCGGCGGTTATGTGTACCCCACATCAGCGTTGACGATGAGCGTATCATCTGACTCTGCATCTGACACAATGCCCGTCTTAATCTCTGGACTAGACATAAACTATAATCCTATTACAGCAACCGTTACACTGAATGGGACGACTCCGGTAATAGCTGGCGTTAATTTCTTTCGGATTAACTCTGCGGTGATATTGGCTGGCAGTAATGTCGGAAACATAAGCATCAGTAATGGCGGCATTAAATATGGATTTATTGAAGCAGGACTAGGAATAACGCAGGCTTGTATTTACACCGTACCTGCGGGGCATTGCCTCTACCTTTTTAGAATTGACGTAAACTCAGCCACTACTAACGGGCAGAAGTACATTTTCATCAGGAACAAAGTCACTACCAACGGACGAACCTTGCGGGTGTCTGAGGCTACATTCTCAACTTCACAAGTTAGCTACGACCGCCAAGTGCCTTTCAAGATTGCCGAGAAAAGCGATTTTCAGTTTGAAGCAAAGAGCAGTTCAAGCGTAAACGAGATCGCAATTTTTATTGAGGCTGTGTTAGTAAAAGACGAATAAAATGTTATTATTCGTGCATATTGAAATAAGGAACTAACATGGCAACCGTAAATCAAGCAATGACCCGCATTGACTCACACGAGAAAGAGTGCGTTATTCGTTATACCAATATAGAAAAGCGGCTTGATGAAGGCAATAAGCGGTTCGATAAACTTGAAGGGTTAATCTGGGCCATCTATCCCTTTATCTTGATTACGTTAGTTATACCGAAGGTTTTACAATGAACCTATCAAGTCTTAAAAGCATAATCAGTGCCGTAGCCCCTACACTTGGCACTGCTCTTGGCGGCCCTCTCGGTGGTGCTGCTGCCCAAGCAATAGCTAGTGCGTTAGGCTGTGACCCAGATACTAGGTCACTCGAAAAAGCCATCGGTCAAGCTACCCCTGAACAACTTACAGAGATCAAGAAAGCAGAGCTATCCTTTCAGGCAAGAATGAAAGAGCTAGACGTAGACATATTTGCTCTTGAGACTGCTGACATACAAAACGCCAGAGCTTCACACGGCAGCGATTGGACACCTAGAATCATCGCTCTAGCTTGCATTATGTTCTTTGGTGGTTACATATTCATGGTGACTGTACAACCGCCAGAGCAGAACTCCGAAGCCGTAATCAACCTCGTCTTGGGTTACTTGGGCGGCATCGTATCTGCGATCACTTCATTTTACTTTGGCGCAAGTCACAAGCAGGATTGATAATGGCAAAGCTACCTGAAAAGAAAGTTATAGTGTCAGTCAAGAAGGCAACTTCACAAGGCTCTGGTCATGGCGTTGCAATGTCAACAATGAACAAAGATCAGAAGCGCAGCTTTAAGAAATACAGAGGGCAAGGCAAATGACTAAGAAGAAAAAAGAAGAAACATACTTCACAGACAAAGAACTAAGCTGCCAGCACTGCGGTGAGTTGGTTGTTGACCAAGATTTCTTGGAGGTTTTGAATGCTATCCGCAAGGAGTGTGACTTTGGCTTTCCTATTACCTCTGGCTACAGATGCCCAGCACACCCCTTAGAATCGCGTAAAACAGCCACAGGAGCGCATTCGACTGGTAAGGCGGTTGATATTGCCGTATCAGGAGAGAAGGCTTTAGAATTGATTAGAGTGGCTCAGGCGCATGGCATTAAGAGAATAGGCGTACAACAATCAGGCACAGGTCGATTCATTCACCTTGATGTCTGCACAGAAGAAGATGGATTCCCCACCCCCGCTATCTGGTCATACTAATTACCCGACAAGACTAAAGCCCCTTTCGAGGGGTTTTTTTTCGCCTATCGTAAAATAAATGTATTAAAAGGCTTTACATTGTAAAGAGAAACAGGCATAGTATTGCTTCATTCAATAAAACAAGGGCAACAAAATGATCAAGTCAATCGAATATAAATACGGAAGTGCTAACGTGCTGTATCGGGAAGGTAAGGCGCGCCCATACCAAATAACAGTTAAACCAGCGCATGATATGGATGCCCCTTCCAGAATGGTATCCCTCAAAACAGAAGAGGCAGTAATTCAAAGGCTAAACGCTGATCACGAAGCGGTAATGCAGGACGTGAAAGAAAAACGCAGTTTTGGCTTGGGCATTTAATTTAACCGCCCCTTCGGGGGCATTTGCTGTAGGAGGCAATATGGGAATCAACGAGTTAAACGATCTGGAGCGCGGTGAGTATGACTGCGTTGCAGGTTATCCAGCCTTAGAAGGGCAATCAGATGCTTACCAGATTGGTTATGGTGAGCAGTACGCAAAAGAGCAGACCGTAGGAGGTCAACAATGAAATCAAGTGAATCAATCAACGAGCTGGCAACAGCATTATGTGCTGCACAATCTCAGATGGGGGGTGCTGTTAAAGACAGTGCCAACCCTTTCTTCAAGTCAAGCTATGCCGATCTAACCTCGGTAATCAAGGCGATCAAGCAGCCCTTTGCTGATAACGGCCTGAGCTATACGCAGTTCCCTGTCAACGATGACAGTGGCGTTGGAGTATCTACCCGCCTGATGCACATCTCAGGTCAGTGACTGGAGATGGAATACACTCTGCCAACAGTTAAGAAAGACCCACAAGCGGCAGGTTCTGCAATAACGTACGCAAGACGGTACGCTTTACAGTCAATCGCAGGTATTCCTACAGCAGATGACGATGCAGAATCTGCCATGCTTCGAGGAGATGACAAGAAACCTTTGAGTGATTATCAATCTTCACACATCAAAACCTTACTGGAGGAAACTGGCGCAGATGTTGCCAAGTTCTGCAAGTGGCTGAAGGTTGATTCGGTTGATCAAGTTCTGGCTGTGCATTACGACAAAGCAGTTGCCGCGCTTGAGGCTAAGAAGTGATTATCTTAGACCATGAGCAAGGGACTGAGGAATGGCTTGCCGCACGATTGGGTAAGCCTTCTGCAAGCTGCTTTTCTAGGCTTATAACGAACTCTGGGAAGCCTTCTAGCTCTGCTGATGGGTACATCAATGAGTTGATCGCAGAACGCCTTACAGGTCGCTCAAAGCCGTTTTTTACGACACCTTGGATTGAACGAGGACGGGAGCTTGAGCCAGATGCGCGAGAGGCTTACGGGTTTATATCTGGCAACGACACTCTGGAGGTTGGGTTTATTGTTGACCCTACCTTCAGTTATGGTTGTTCGCCTGATGCGCTTATAGGTTCTGAGGGCGGTTTGGAGATAAAGTGTCCGGCCCCTGATACGCACGTTGGTTATATGCGTGACAATCAGGCTGGAGTGAATAAGTATTGGCAGCAGATACAGGGCTGCATGTGGGTTACTGGGAGACAGTGGTGGGACTTCTTTGCCTACCACCCAGAAATGCCTCACGTTCTTGTGAGGGTTGAACGCGATGATGAATACATCGCAAAGCTGGCCGAGGAAGTAACCAAGGCCGTTAATGTAATAAAAACCGAAGTGGAGAAAGCCAAATGAAAGTAGGAATATCTGTAAGAATTGACGTGACCAAGATCGACAAGTCACGACTGTATAAGGGCGCAAAGGGAACTTACCTTGACCTGACTACGTTTGTGGACACCGAGCAGCAAGACCAGTACGAAAACAATGGCTTTATCAGCCAGAGCCTTACAAAAGAAGAACGCGAAGCGAAGTATCAAACGCCTATTCTTGGTAATGTGAAGGTCTTTTATACTGATGGCGCTGCTGCTGCACCGGCTGTAGCTGCTATGTCGATTGAGGAGTTGGATGACGACATCCCCTTCTGATGTAAAAACCCCCCTACGGCACAAGTGCTTTCGGGGGGAAACCATAGGAGAGCAAGGTAGGGGGAACCCTGCATAACTAAGATAACATAGGATTTGAAAATGACAAACGCAGGAAGATGCCTGAGAGTCGCTCAGGAGTTAAACAGCATTAACAGTAACCAACTATCGACCATGATGGGTGTTAGCCGCCAGAGAGTGTTCCAGTGGCGCAAGCAGGAGAACATGAAGCTGCACACCCTTGAGAAGCTATGCGAGATATTTGGAATGAGCTTAGATCAGTTCTGTAAGCTGGGAGACAGATAAAAGAAAACCCCCTTTTACGGGGGCTTTACATTGCTCACTGATGGAGCGTATACTTGTTGTGCGAAGAACAAGAAAGGCAAGTTTATCATACTGTACGTTACTGTACATCAGATCTCCCTTTCTTTTTTTGCAAACAATGTTTGGGCTTTAGGCTGTCGGTTCCTTAAATTAAACGACAGATTCAGGGTTGACCCTCCCTACAGAGCCTCACAGTTAAATCGGTTTTTGGCTGTGAATAGTTTGGATACACGATACATTCATTGTTTAACCGCTAAGTCGCTTTTGCCCTTAGTTCTTAAATTTTACTTTTCGAAGTAAAAGGGTTTATAGCACCTAAAGAAATGTATATTTAAATACATATTTACAATAATAACGGGCGAGGCTTGCCGAGCCATTAGGAGAAGAAGATGACTCATATACAGACAGCAAGTGAATTATTAGGAATGACTGTTTCTGATGTTATAGACTGGATTAGTTCCTTTCAGCCTGATTACAAGACTTACATATCAGATGGTGGCGTTGGTTGCTTTTATACTGATGGCGATGATGGCTTAATCTGGTTTGATCCTGATTGTGAATC